CTAAAGTTGTACCAGAGAGACGTTGTATGTTGTTTCTACTGAATATGATAAGCTGATCACGGAAAGCAATAAGGCCAGTAATATCATGGCTTACATTTATAACACCGCCACCATTAGCAGCACTAAAGTCACCTGAATCCGAAGGTGCTGAAAAGTATAAGTTAGAACCCTTAGATAAAAACACTGTAGTCTTAAATATAGCTACTTGTTCTGCACCCTGTAGATCTGATAAAGAATTGATAAATGATAAAGTGTTATTTGTATCATCAAATAGCGCTGGGTAGTTTGATCCGTCTACCATTATAATGAAGTCACCTGCTCCAAAGTTATACTCAGCACTACGGATCTTACCGCCTAAGAGTGCTGCCTTACCTAGTGAAGACCAAGTACCACCAGAAGATCTATGGTATTCAGTCTTAGCTGGAGAACCGCCATCACTTCTAGCCGCTACATACTCTCCAATGTTAGCTACTTTAACACCTAGTACACGCCCTGTTCCTGGTATGATGCTATTTGTTGCTTTTGTATAGCCTAATATTTTACTATATCCACCAGATCTAGCTGGCTCAAAGTTCTGAAGTATAGTAGCAGAACCAATAGCATTAGAACCCTGTTGTAGAGGGCTAAGATTAGAGATGAGGCCACCTTTAAACTCAATAGGGAATGTACGCCAATTAGTAGCCATCAGTAATGAACTCTTGTATCTCTTAAATATTCGGTACGATTTATATTAACAGAGCGCATATTCTTAATACCCTCTTTAAACTTGGATTGAGATGTGCTTGCAGCTTGCATGTCACCCCTAAATAAATAAGCATAGTACATAGAGCCATCTACTATGACATGCCTATATGTTTCTGGTATGAGCGTCATATCTGTAGATAAGTTCATAGCCACACCATTAGTATAGTATTCATAGACTATAGAATAGGATTTATCTGGAGATGGTACAAACAATAATTCTCTACTAGGCGCACGTACAACGTACTGAGGAATACCTCTTACATCAGTATTAGAGTTATACTCTATATCTGCATGTTTGTCAAGATATTCTTCATAATTCAACACTTTAAGGCGCTTAGTTTCTACATTTAAACTATTGTCACGTTTTAGCCTAAAACTGTTCATATTAACAGTCTTACTATCATAAGGCATACTATATCTTACTTCACCTGGATTTAATACTTCTGTCTCTTCAGCATGATTCCAAGGCCACTCAAATTCTTCTTGATGTATATGTCTTATAGAAGCATTAACAGCATCTTTTGTAAGGTTGTAGTATCCCTGTGCTGTAGAAAAATTAGCTGTAGTTAGTTCTACTTCGTTGAGCCTTCTGTTAACATCATTAACTAACCCGATAAAATCATAGGCCATTCTTATTTCTCCTTAACACGTACAAATACTGAACGCTCATATTGTAAGCCTTCTGCTGTAGTAATCTTACAAGTAACTCTATATCTAATATTGTTAGTACCCAGAGATAGTCTTATTGTCGCTACGGTGAGTGTATTAGTCTTTTGTACCATCTGTAAATTATTAACAACTTCAGTATTATTAACTAATGTTTTAGTACCATCAGAATCATCAATATACCACGTAACACCTGATATAGTATCCGCACCCAAGAAACGTGACCAATCTATACTATAATCTAATACTTCGTCTTTATCTTTATCAGGCCATTTATATGACATTGTGTGTCCTTATTATTTAATATAAACTGTATTATCTCTTAAAATAGGGTTTATATATACAGTTGTATTTGTCGGATTGACGTGTACTGTGTTATTCTCGCTATAAGAGGAGACGTATACAGTTCTATTAGCTAAATTAACGTGTGCTGTGTTGTTCTTACTATAAGCGGCAGCATATATAGTTCTAAGCCTAGAATATGACTCTGCAAAAATACTATAGTCAAAGTTAGAGCTAATAACTGTAGGTATAGTATTTTCTAAAAGAGCCGAAGTACTTAAAGGTGTTACATTAGCAAATGCATTGTAGTAAAGAAGACTATCACCTAGAGAAGCAGTAACACTATTTATAGACGTATTAGCTAAAGCAGAAAAAGAAAGAGAGTTAGCAAAAGAAGAAACAGAAAGAGAGGGTACACTTAAAAAGGCTTTTGCTTCAAAAGCTAAAGTACCTAATTGAAACTGAGTTAAAACAGATATAGGTATTACGTTAGCTTCACCTATAGGTTGTTCTAGATTAGATATAGCAAAAGATGCAATAACACTATTACTAGTTATATTCGCTGCAGCATCAAAGTCAACACCTATTACGCTTATAACAGCCTCTGTAGAAGGAAATGTTAAATTAGCTTTTGCATCTAATGTAAAGTCGTTTACAGTAAGGGTAGAAGTCGCTGACGCAGGTGTTGAATTTGCTTTACCAAAAGATTCTATATTATTAAAACTAAACAGAGAAGAGGTAGATAATAAAGATATAACAGACTGAGCATCAAATTCAATAGTGTTAGCTATTCCTGAAAAAGATATAGAGTCAGGGGTAATGTGAGCTATGGCATTATACCCAGGGCTACTTGCTGTAGCAGATAATAAATTTGTACCTAAAAAACCTTGTGCAGTAGAGCTTGTAGCACTCTCACTTAAAGATGTTTCTGAGAAAGAAGTAAAACCTAACATTAATGCACCTCTATATTAATCATTGGTAATCTTTCAAATTAAATTCTGCGCCATTCATTTTATATTCTTCTGCGTAGTTGGTGTATACCAAAACTTCAGGGTCTTCTAATAGGAAGTCACAGTCGTTACAATAACTAGGGTAGTTGCCTGTTCTATGACCTTCTCGTAATTCCTCATAAGCCTCACCCTCCCATATCTCCTGAAAGGTATTATTATTTACGTTACCTAATGTTGCTTCAACATCTCTACCTAGAACTTGACAACACGGATGTACTGCACCATTAGATCTTACAACTGCGTCAGGACTAAAAGGTCTACCACAAGTACGCTTCTTACCTTTTCTATCACTCTCCATGACACCAGACCAGTTGTGCATTTTCCATATTTCAACAGGATTACCTTGTGCTATTTTAAGATATTGTTCTTTCTCATAGTCTAACTTATTGTTGTCTAATATTAGATGGTAAGAGGATACTAATGTGTCTTGAACATAATCACGCATAGCTTCCATATTTTCTATTACCCAATTAAAAGAACTACTATTCATCCATTGTTGGTACGTTTTAGAGTTGTAACCTATGATAGAGAAGCGGTAGAAGTCTAACCCAGCGTCAACACAATCTTTCATAAATTGACCACGCATCTTTAAACCATTACTAAATATGTATGCCTTAGCGTTATATCTCTTTACTAATTCAATGTATTTAGGGAGATCTCTATTTAACGTTGCTTCTCCTGAACCATCTAAATTTACAACGTTAGGACTCATTTGTTTTAACATCTCTTCAAATGTATCTAAAGGCATTTTCTTTAAGAATGCAGCGTCTCTACCAAACGATTGAGGACACATCTGACAAGAGTAATTACATGCTCCATCAACTTCCAGTACTGCTCTGTTTATTTTCATTTGTAAGTTCCCGTAATTTATCTAAGAACTCTATACTACACTGTATGTTACAATCTTTGCAAGGATTCATGTCACGTTTACCCTGAGCAAGCCTACTACGATATTCCATTATACGCTTATTTCGTGTGGTATATTCTTTTATAGGCTCATTAAATATATTACCTAATACTTCTATGTCCTTCCAAACGTCACAGCATAGATTGTAATTTCCCTGCCAATCAATATATACAACTTCAAAAGGCTTATGACATATACCACCATACTTAGGATGGGAGTATTCTGGTTCAGCGTTTATTTGATCAGGTATATACCCTGCTCGTGTTTTCCAATTTCTACTACTTGCATCTTTCTTGTCTTTAACTGTAAATTCAGGGTATCGTTTTTTAATGTCTTTAGGGTCTTCAGGATTTTCTGCATAAACATTATATACTACATAATCCATTTGCTTTACTAAAGGTAAGTACTTATCTAACCATTTGCCATTAGTATTCATTTCAAGCGTAACAGGTGCTACTTCTTTTAAGTCTAGTAGTTTTTGTAATATCTCTCCAAAGTATTTATTGAGAGTAGGTTCTCCTCTTCCTGCTAACTGTACAGTTACGGGTTGATTAAGATCTTTTATCTGTTGAACTATTACATCAGCAGTTTCAGGAAGCATGTGTACATTAACATTAGGATAACCATGTCCTCTTGGGCAAAACGCACAGGTGTAATTACATAGCTCTGATAGATTTAATTCTATATACTTAAGAAACTTGTTCATAATCTCTAGGTCTTTCTAAGAACTGATTAATTGTTATTCTTAGCTTTCCCTTTGGACAATCATAATCATGCCAAGTAACACCATCTATAGCAGCAAATATAAATGCTGTATTAGGTTTCCACTCTACCTGCTTTGCATATGTTTTATCAGCAGTATACAGATACGTTCCGTTATTCTCTTCTGGCTCAACATAAACTACACAAGATAATACTTTTCTAGATGCTTCATCATGTATAGGATATCTATGTGGTCCTAATAAAAAGTTAACTTCCCAAAAAAGCTTTAGATCATCATATGGTCTGTGATCCTTAAGAATGTCTAAATAAGAAGTATCTAATGGTCTGCTATTAATACACTCCTGTAATATAGGGTCATCTGCAAACGGAAACTCTTGTTTTCTAATACTAGTATCAACGTTGGCTTTTAAAAACCTTTTTGTTGCACTTTGGATCTTTGCAAAAACTTCATCGGTATAAAAGTTCTCAATAACAATGTGAGGCCAAGGATCTTGATAGATTACCATTTATGTACCTCGTAATCATTCATACCCTTTTTTTCGTATTTCCAAAGCTTTTCAAGCAAACGTTCTTTATAATCTTCTTTATTAAAGTCTATACATACCCTTCCATAAAACCAGTTTAACCACTTCATTTTATCTTTTTTAGAAGCGGCTTTTACTTCAAGAATGCTATCATCTGTTTTTACAACAGGAACTATTTCATTCATCATATTAGGATCTCTAAGGGTGCAGCATGGGATATTGTGCATTAATGCTTTAAAAGTAACACCACTATCAACGCTCACAACTCTATCTGCATTGGCTACCATTTCTTCTGTTCTATAGCCATCAACAAGAATGGTATACTCACTTAGTAAATTCATTCTTTTAGCATAATCCCAAAAGTAATCAAAGTGTGTATTCCCACCTGCACAAGGATGTGTCTTAAAGAGTGTATACGTTTTAGACTTAGTTGCCCAATCTATGTATCTAAGGGTTTCTTTAAAGTCTTTACGTCCTGTCATTTGTAGACAAAACAATGTGTAGGGTCTTTGCTTTACAAAAATACCTTCATGCTGACCGTATCTATCATTCTTTTGTTTTAGAAAGTATTCAAAAGCTTCTTCATTAGAGGGTGCATCCTTGTAAAATCCCCAATAGGGAAACTGATCTATATAAAGACCTTTACTAAACCTCATAAGATGAAAGTTTGCATACCCACCTGTATACCTAAACTCACGACACTTTTCTTCCCAATCTAGTCTATGACGCTCTAAATGTCCTTGGATAGCTTCTCCAAACATCTTAATATACTTTAAGTTTATTAACTTTTCATCAACGCCTTTTCTAGATAAATACCATACTTTATGATAATCCTTTGGCTCTACACTTACTCTATCGTATAAATCCAAAGCTAAAACGCCTTCCTGAAGTCCATACAGAATGCCAAAAAGGTTTATCTTCTGTTATTTCAAACTCTCTAGCTGTCCAACCTATATCATCCCAATCCTCGTGCATAATTCCTGTATCAGGGTCTTTATATTTAAAAACTGCTCTATCCATCGTAAAAGTATAGTATACCCTTGTTCCAATCATATCTGAGTTTGTATGCCAATACATACCACTCATGGGGCTATATGCAAATGCATTTACTACTGAATTTGCTTTTAGTATATTTCTAGCTTGTATTAAAGGTGGAGCATCCATTGCTTCTGATAGAGGTAATCCACAAGGTAGCGCTTTTTTAATTTCATCTTTAGGTAATCCCCATTCCGAAAAATCTTCATAACTTAAAGGTTTTTTTACTGTATACCTAAACCATGTCTTTATAGTCTCTTCTACATATTTACCCAAACAGTCCGTAGCTTGTTTATTTAAAGGCAACTTATTGATCAGCATTTAAATATCCTAAGATGTCCTGAACTTCATCATCAGTTAAAATACCGTCTGACATTATTTCATTTACCTCTTCTTCTGGGATATACTGAACTGCAAGAGAATATATATTATCAAATTCTTCTCCTCTTGCGTTAGGTGGGATAAGAGCAAACCTTCTCAACTCATCAATTAACCATGCATTACCACGTTGTGTTCCCATTGTTTTATATCTTTCATCTAAGAACAAAACATTATTAGTCTCGTCATAGAACATTCCACGCCATTCATCCTCATTAACACCGTCAAAACAACTACTATCTACCTCTACTAAAAATATTTCACTATTAGTAAGCATAGAAGGGTGTATTCTATCTGTTTCTGTCTCTATAAAACAGACCGAATTATCTAATTTATTAATAAAAACTTTAGTCACTAACTAAAACTCCTGTATTTTTTTCTAAACTTATACCTCGTTTGGTTACCACCTTGGTCTGCTGGTAGCGAAACAATATAAGTTGCATGTTCTACACCTACCATCATCCAATCATTTAAGCTACCAATATTATTCATATAATTGCCAACATTCCCAGATGTTGCAGATGGGTCATAATAACTAGAATACTGTAAAGCAGATATTGTATCTCCTCCACTAATACCTGTCAAGG